GATTAAACAAAATCACTTTCAACTCACCTGTATAATCAGGGTCAATGACACCAGCCCCGGTCTGAATTCCATGCTTTACAGCAAGTCCAGAACGAGGTGCGATGCGTCCATAAACACCAATCGGGATAGTAGCAGCGATGCCAGTATTCACGATACCACGTTCCATTGGTGGGATATACATATCGATAGTACTATACAAATCATAACCGACGGACCCAGGGGAAGCCCGCGTAGGAATGATAGCATTATTAGAAAGTCGCTTGATGAGAAGCTTCATATACATTTGATAAGGTGAAACTCTTTATATCATTTACAAAAGACGTGGAGTGATGGTTGTGGGTTCGTCTGATACAAATGTGTATTTTACATGGTATGCGATGAATAGTCCGTTGAGAAAGAATGAAAGCATCATCAAGATTTTAAAACCGAACTGTTGTCGTAAGTCTGAACGACACATTTCCAATTCAAGATCGTAATCCTGTTTCACTTCCCTGACATCTTCACGGAGGTTACGCAAGTCCGAAATCACTTTGTCAAAATCAGTATCCATTTATAAGTGTACACGGGAAACACTTAAGTATGTGAACAACTATCTAAATACTATGATCTGGTATTATTGTCGATCGTGTAAAATTACATATGACGGGTTTGCGCAATGCTGTCCCGATCTTGATCACGTGCAACTTGAAATTACAAGCGATGAAGAATTTTCCGATTCGGAGTTATAAAGTGGTATATCCTTCTAATGCATCGTCTGTGGGTGGTGGCGCTTCTTCCCGAACATCTTCATCGCCATCTTCTTCACTGGGTGGTACACCCAATGCTTCCCACGTCTCCTTAGCCATGGCAGGGAATTTATAACTCTTCTCTTCTCTGGACTTAGAAATCTTGGCAATTATAAAAGCGACACAGACGGATACGATCGCGGAAATAAATATAATACGAGTGATGGTTGGCTTGCGGAGATCCATATCTATAGTAGAAACATAGAATTAAATATTCGGTATTTATATATGAAAGTTGTTCTCAAGAAAAGTCCCAATCCCAAAAAAAAGTACAGGGTCACTTTCGAAGACGGTTCACATGTCGACTTCGGAGGTAAGGGGTATTCGGATTATACGATTCACAGAGACCCGGCGCGTATGAAAAGATATCTGGCACGTCACGGACGTATGGGTGAAACCTGGACTAAAAGTGGAATTAAGACGGCGGGATTTTGGTCTAGGTGGCTTTTGTGGAGTAAACCTTCGATGCCGGGAGCTAAAAAACTCATGACAACACGGTATGGTATCACATTTCTCTAAAAGAAATGATCTGTTCTATAAAGTTTGGCTTCATAAGAAGCAGCTTTACCGAGTACATTAACACTCTCATTACCGTATAACTCCCTACACCCTAAATCATCCATACAGTCACGACCATCGTGTGTTATAGGTATCGAATAGATCTGCTGTCCGGGTGTAGACGTATAGTAATGATACTGGTCACGCCGCCCACGTACTTCCTTTCCGTATAATGGGAGTGTCTCGTCATTCTCGCCTAACAGTACACCCATCTGCTGAACGTGCCCCGGTTTATAGTCCTTTATAGGTGGGTCTCTAAATTCGGGTTGGCGTCTGCGGACTGGCTCTCTCTGACGCATTGGTGGACGCATAGGTACTTGAACAGGTACCCGAACAACTTCACGGGGTCGTGTTACGAGATATGCAATCACACCCACGAGAGCGATAATAATAATCAATCCCGTCGTGTTCGCGTTCTTACGTTTCATTTATATATTCTAGGAAAATATTTTGGGGCGTGGTATAATTCCAAGTTTGAATTGTACCATAAACCAAAGGGAGAATAACATAGATTTTACTACCTGATCAGATGTTTCATTATCAATGTTATATATAGGTCTCATCAATCTCCCGAAGAATGTGTCTTTCTGCTCCTTACCAGTTACCTGAGATTCTAAAATTGTGAGAGCACATGTATCATCATTGATTGCCCAATGAAAGAAAATGAATGGTATTATCACCGAGTACATCTTCAGCCATTTGACATTTCTCGTAAACGGAACTACGAGTGAAGTGACAAAGATTAACGTATGAACAATGAAAATAATATTCATATCTTAATATGGACAAAGAAAAGAAAGTGCGTTCAAAAAATAAATTTATGTGGTCTCCCCAGCAAGAGCAAATATTGAAAACGTGGGGTGAAGCTTCCGCGTGTTACAGGTACATGCATAACCACGCCTTCTTAATCTATAAGAAACAGAACATGCAGTTTTCACTTCCTGTAATTGTTTTGTCTACGATCACCGGTACTGCAAATTTTGCACAGAGTTCACTACCTACGAGTATAAGAGGTGCAGCGCCTGCGTTGATTGGTGGATTGAATTTGATCGCAGGTATAATCGCGACTATTATGCAGTTTCTTAAAATAAGTGAAATGATGGAAGGAAATCGCGTCGCTTCGCTTCAATATGGTAAACTATCGCGAACGATTCGTTTAGAATTAACACTCCCGATAGAAGAACGATCGTGTGATGGATCCACTATGATAGATACATGTCGTGCTGAATATGACAAACTCATCGAACAGTCCCCACCAATACCATATTTCGTCATTCAGGCATTCGAAAAGCAATTCCCGGATGATAACGGAATTTTCAAACCAGAAATAATGCACATTCAACCGATAGACATGTTCATAAGTGAAGACGAAATGACCAATGAATTAAAGAAGGACTTGACTGCCATCCGCGGTGGAAGTGACGGTTCCGATTTAGAAGATGTCGTTATAAAATCTTAGAAAGACGACGTGTGAGATATGCAACCATCATGAATAACATTACATTAAAGATACCAATGCAAATCAAATAAGGAAGAACCCTCTTTTTCACAGGTTCGAGTATCCTTGTCTGAATTGTATCACTCTCTAAAAAAATATCTAAAGCTTGATCAGTAAGTTCATCGGTCATGGACTCCTTCATTAAAATTATACCACAAAAAAAACCACGTCCACCAACGCTCCACCAAAATGAAATTAACTTACTTGAAAAATATATCAAGGAGGGTCACAACGTTTTCATATGTGGTCAAATTGGCTGTGGTAAAACTTTCATCGCGGAAACGGTTCTAGATTCATCTAACACGATCGAATTACACTCTGAGCTTTTTCAGAAAAAAAGTTCGTTCATGGATTTAATCGGTCGTACATCTTCTCATATTTTTATAGATGGATATGATGCATCTGTTCACGGACATAAGCAGATTATAGACCGCGTTTCCGAAAATAAATTAAAAGTGACAAATGGATCCGTCGTGGTTACATCTACATCGATACACATGATACCCAATTTCAAACTGATAATCGTGCCTAGACGAACACCTGACGCGATATGTTCTCTCGCATGTGATAATCCAAATGCCAGTTACGCTGCATCTGAATGCAACGGGAATATACGAAACTTTTTCGACTATCTAAATTTTTCCCATGTAAAGGATATTTTCAAAACGTCAAAGGATATCGTGATTGATATACTGTGTCACAAGGGTGGGTTCGATACATCTCAAACGATACACGAACATGGTCATGTATGCGATGTCATACACGGGAATTATTTACTTTCAAAAAATGCTAACGTGTGTACTATAATTGATTCTTTATCGGAATCAGATATATACGATACACAGATGTACAAGGGTGATTGGAATTGTATGCCGTTTTATATCGCCTCAGGAATGGCGGTTCCGAAACTGAATATAGGTGAACCAATCGATCCAACTAAAATACAACCAGGAAGTTTATGGACCAAATACGGTAATTTTAAAATGCGGCAAAATAAACTTCGCGCCATTCAATCGAGACAACCTACTAAATTGGGACACGACGAACTGAGTTTAATTAGACAATATGCGATTGCAGGGGATCTAAACCCTTTAATAGAATATAAACTCGAACCACTCGATTTTGACGTGATGAATCATCTCGCAGTTGGTAACAAATTAAAACCGACCGATGTTACAAAAGTTAAAAAGAAACTTCGTAGTTTGTTAAATGAGTAGTGTCGATACCGACTCCGATACCGAGGATCACGAAGTTGTACGCGTCAATGGATGTGACATATATTACTATGGTGAAGTCGATAGGGAGAATGCACTCGAATTTCTAGATGTGTTTAAGAAGCTCGAAGTGAATCTATTGAAAAAGGCTATCGAACTACCGGGGTATACGCCTACGATCCGGGTTCATATACACAGTGATGGTGGTGACGTTTTTTCGGGGTTGAGTATGATGGATGCTCTAAAATCGTCACGTGTGAATGTCGTCACGATCGCAGAAGGTACCTGTTGTAGCGCCGCGACTTTTATATTACTGGGTGGAAGTGAGAGACTTATGGGTAAGTATTCATTTATTCTCATTCATCAACTGTCATCTGGTTTCTTCGGTAAATATACCGAACTGAAAGATGAAATGAAAACGTGTAAAAAAATCATGTCGGTCATCACGAATTTATACGAGAATGAAACGTCGATCCCGAAAGAAAAGATGTCTCAATTTATGAAACGTGACATATATCTCGGATACGATGAATGTATCAATTACGGGATCGTTCACGGGCATTCTTAGTGATGATATATCGCCTGTACAAAACGAGCACACCCAGTATGATAAATCCAACGCTAATCGTATTCAAATTCATGGGAATATTTGTTAACGGAGGAGGCTTAAGTCGCTCCATTCTTTCATAATTTACAACGGGTATCATCCTACTACATTATGAACACAATTTTTACCACCGACAAAAACGACAAGAAGCGCTACATCGACATCAGGGTCGAAGAGCGGGACGGATGTTGGTGCATTGTTAAGGCGTCTGGTCAGGTTGGAGGCAAAGAAGCTACATCTGTGACTGAAGTCCCACTCGGCTATGAAAGTGCCATGAAACGTGCGAACACGATGTGGAAAAATTTGAACACTAAGGCTACTACAATCCTACCCATGCTCGCTAACAAGTGGGAAAGTCGTAAAAAGTACATCAGTCAACCCTTTTACGTTCAACCCAAATTGGATGGTGTCCGTCTTTTGGTATCCAAGGACGGGGGTATCTCGAGGACCGGAAAGGTTGTACCCGGGACTGAGATTCTCGGTAAAGGACTCAAAGAGGGTCAATATGTCGACGGTGAAGCATTTGATCCCAAGCTCGACTTTGAAGAACTTACGAGTACTTTCAAAACCAACCCATTGAAACTCAAGTTTCACGTCTTTGACTACTTCGACCTCAATAAACTCGATATGACATTCGAAGAACGATGGGAAAAGGTTAAGTATCTCAAGAACCCTCACTACGAATATGTGGAGACGACACTTGTCATGTTGCGGGACCACGTTCCGATGGTGCACAAGAAGCACGTCGAGGATGGTCACGAGGGTACCATGATCCGTGATAAGGACAGTGTATATGAAGTGGGTCAGCGAAGCAACTACCTTCTCAAGTTCAAGGATTTCCAAACCGAAGAATTTGAGATTGTCGGTGCCAAGACGGGTCATGGTCGTGACGCCGACTCGGTTGTATGGGTGTGCAAAACTCGAGACGGTCAACAGTTCACGGTTCGACCCGAGGGTACTATCGCACAGCGTGCAAAACAATACAAAAACCACGAGAAGTTTATGGGAAAGATGCTCACTGTACGTTTCCAAAACCTGACCGCTCTCGGTATCCCACGTTTCCCTGTTGGTGTGGTAGTCAGGGATTATGAGTAAATTTATACGGGTGGTGCTGAAGGATCTATTCTAGCTGTAGTGCGCATATCGACATGCGCTGATGGATCTAATATAGCCGGGGCGTGTATTGCTGCTAGTTTCGAAAAGTGTTGTAGTTCGATGTGAATTTGTTTAAGTTCGTTACATATTTTGATATATGCCCACTCCCTTTTTGTCGGGAACATCTCGTCGTCCATTATTTCCATAATTTTTCGTACATGTTCCATACCTAAGTCAAGCTTAGAAATTATAATATCATAATATAACATGTCTCTCACCCCCATCAAGTTAATCAAAAATGTTTCAATGAGAAGTAAACTTCTCAAAATTAAAGGTGAAACCCCCGAAATTGACAAGAACGATTATATTGAATCGCGAATTCTCACGAATAAGAAAGCGAGTAACCTACTGGCTATAGAGGATGCTTCTGAAATTGCTAAATACTATCTACATAAGAAGGGTGTATTCGAACGAATCGCTAAAGATATCAAGAAGGAATCTGGGAAGAACTTCCGTTTCCTGTTCCGTAAGACATCTTCAATGGAAAGGCGTCCCTTAGCTACCAAAGGACGTAATGATACTGACTATATTCTCATGGAACACTCATTCCCTGACGGGTCTGGACATTACGGTATGACACGAGTTAATCACACTAATAAGACTGCACTGATTTATGACTCGATGAAAAACGAAGATTCCGATTTC